ACAATATTATTGTGGTACTAAATTATGTTTTGAAGCAGAAAAACGTATTCTTGATAAAGATACTAAAGATTTATATAATATAATACCTGAAGCAAATGTAAAAACTCTTGGCCCAATGTATGGATTTATGGTTCCTAAATCAAAACAAGTTACATTCAAAACAAATATTCCAGCCCAAGTTGGTGCAAAACCAAAAGGTGGAAATGAATGTAAAATTAACACATCTACAAAAGAACATTTAATGTTTTTATATTCTATCGGTCAAATTTTGAAAGAAAGTCATATCAATGATTTTGATTTGAATGAAGCATCTATTAATCCTGAGAACGGACCTAGAAAAATAAAGAATGTTAATATATATTGTTCTATTAAAGAATATATCTTACGTTGGATGGATAAAAAGAAGATTCGTAATTTACGTTGGTTCTATAGGCCTATATCTTCTTATAAAACCGGCCACCGAGGCCGAGTTACGAAGGCCAAGGATTAATCTTTGATTAACCGAGGCCGAGTTACGAAATCCAAGGATTAAATATAAAGCAAAAAATTAAAAAAATTGTTATCTAAGGAAAACTATTATTACTATAGTAAGAGATGGAACATTCTGTAGTATTCGAAGAACAAGTATCTTTAAATCCAAATGATTTCTCAAAAGAAATTACATCTATTAATGATATGCTTCTAGAAAAACTAAAAAGTCGTCTTGAGAACAAATGTTCTCGAAATGGTTTTGTATTAGCAGATAGTCTAAAAGTTCTTTCTCGTTCTCTTGGAAAAGCCTCAAATGGCCGTTTTGTTGGAGACTATAACTTCTACGTTCAACTCCAAGGTAGCGTACTAAATCCTCCAGATGGGATTGTAATTGAAGGTGAAGTTATTAGCAAGAATAAAATGGGTCTTTATATGAACTATAAAAACGCAATTCGTGTAATTGTCCCTCGTGATTTACATATTGGTAATGAAGAATTTGATTCTGTAAATGTTGGAAATATTATTAAGGTTGAAATTAAAAAATCACGTTTCCAAGTAAATGATGATTCTATTCTAAGTGTAGGTCTTTTCGTTGAAAAAGGTGGTGATATTCAGATAGAAGACAATGATGATGAATTAGAAGTTGCTCCTATTGCTAGTGATGATGCTGCGGAATCAGAAGCAGAAGAAGATGAGGAACTTATTTTAGAGGAAAATGAGTAATTATAATGAAATACAAGATTACGAAATACGGAAGCAAGTGTTAGAGGATTTAAAAATTCTAAATAAATCCGAGCAAGAAGAAATATTTAGAATATTAAAAGTATCAAATAGTTTTTTTTCTGAAAATTCGAATGGTATTTTTTTCGATATCAGCAAACTTGATACAGATGTTTTTGAACGGATTGTTAAGTTTTTAGAATTCTGTAAGAAGAATCGTAAGAATTTTGAGTCAAGGGAAGAAGAAGAAAAACGGGCGCAAGAAATTTTATACAACCCTACGGATTAGTAGCTAGGATTCAGGTCTAAACATACAACACTATAGTTAATAAGGAAATGCTTGAACTAATTGTTCAATGGACACAACAAAATCAAAATAAAGATATTACTATTGAGCCTATTGCTATTAAAATTATTTCAGATAGTGATGATAATCACCCAGTGCCAACGATTGGTCCCGGTAAAGTAAGTATTATTCCACTTGACCCTCCAGGGCCAGTATCATTATATCTTTGGCATACAAATCCAGAATATAGGGCCGGTAGTTTTTTAACACGAAAGACAATTCTCCGAGAAAATCTTGTATCACTAAATGAAAAGTTTCAGATTGAATTAAAAGGACGCAGTTGGAATCGTAAAAAGGCTATTGAAGAGTTACAATCACTAGATACTGCTGCCGTATCGCCTCAGCAAAGTTTTCCAGAATTATCAAGAGCATTATGTCATGTTCTTGGATTTCAATATGCTGAAATTGATGAAAATTCTAAACGTATTCTTCCTTTTCCAAAAGACCTACGGTCATGGACGAATGAATCCCCTGTATATCTTGCTTCATACGGATGCCGCAGTGTATACATAAAGCCTGGTGCTGAAGAAGCTCGTGGTTTTTTCAAAATGTGGTTTACTGATTTAATTAACGAAGGATATCGTTATGAATGGCCTTGCGCTGAAGGAACTGTAAAGGAATTAAAAGAACAATTATCTTCTTTCCATCTTTCATTAAGCCCAAAAGCAAAAAAAGAAGAATATAGTGACGCAGTTGGAAAAGCACAAGCAATCCGGCACATTAATAACGAATTTACATAAAATTGATTAGAATTTTAAAAGTTGTTTGTTAGATTAAAGCATTGTCTATTTCTAGTTATAGGAATATACAATGGAGCTAAATAAAGCAGAAACAGAAAGTTTGAAAAAACAACTTTCTAATTGGATCGAGCACCAAGATTATGAGCTAGAAAGCACTTTTGGAAGAGGCACTGTTGATGCTACAACATTCTTTCAAATCGCACAAAGGCTGCGTTCAAAGGGCTTACGTGAACTATCACAAGAAGACCGTTTAACAATTACGACACCAGAACATGTTCGTTTTACAATTCAAAGTATGGGAGTTATTCAGCAATACTGTCGTGATGATACATTATCTGGAAAACCATTTGCTGCCATGATTAAAGACCGTGCTTCTGCTGACGCCCAAGTTGATTTTAAAGAGTATGAAGTTCGTGTAAAAACACGTCGTGAAATTCTAATGGCGAATGATGAAGAGCGTATCAAAGAATTATTTTCAAAATGGAAGGTCCAGAAAAAGGGATTTCGTATGATGCGTCGCTGGTCGTTTGAAGAAGCGGATGGTGGCATTCGTTACGATTTATCAATTGTTCGCAGTACTGCTCGTAGTTCCAGTGGTGAATTTAAATGGCAGTATAAATTTACAGACCAAGATATATCAAATGCGCCATATTTATATGAAGTTGAGGCTGAGCTAATACGTAAGGAAGGTGATACAGTTGATATCGCATTAAAACGTCTTATTAAAGGTATTGGTGAAGTACTACGTGGTATTCAGAAGAGTAGTATTTTAATGCGTAAAACTAAGAAAGAAGAGGTTCTCGCGAGTTATAAGGATTTTATTAAATCAAATAAATTTCTCGGATGTTATTCTATTACACTACAGCAGCAAAATTTTAGCGATGTTGTTGAAGATAATGTACCGAATATTCGCACTGGTTATAATGTAACAGATAAAGCGGATGGTCTTCGTTGTCTAGGATATACAAATTCAAATGGAGAATTTTATCTTATTGATATGGGTCTAAATGTATATAGAACTGGCTTACAGCAGAAGTTCTGTCGTGAATCTATTATTGATGGTGAATGGGTTACACGTACTAGTAAGAAAGAAGCAATTAATCAATTCTTAGCGTTTGATATTTATTATGCACCTGATAAAAAAATTGTAAGTAATTTACCATTTTATGATAAAGAGAATGAGGAAAAAACTCGTTATATGGAACTAAAGAAATGGGTTGAAACTTTTAACAAAGGCGATGGACCTAATAAGTTACTCTCATATTTGAATACTCAGAACACCCTACAAATATCTATGAAAACATTCTTATTTGGAAAGCCAAATGATTTTAGTATCTTTAAAAATGCTGCGAAGGTGTTAGATACTTATCGTATTTATTACACGGATGGTCTTATTTTCACCCCTAATAATCTTCCACTACCTGGCTATAATAGTGAGATGAATATTGTTGATTCTGGTATGACATTCTATTCACAATTTAAATGGAAACCCGCTGAAGATAATACAATTGATTTCCTAGTTCGTTTTGAAAAGATGCCTAATAATCCTAAAGAAGACCTTGTAACAATTGGTATTAATCCTGAAACAAATGAAACTATTCGTTACAAAACACTACGTTTATTTGTTGGCAGTAATCGTTCCAAGTCATTCAATCCTCGTGATATTTTACTGAATGAACGTAAGCCTGAAGGACATAATATTTCTTCCAATAAATATAAGGCAATTCCCTTTTATCCAAAGGAGTTCTATGATTCTATGGCATCGGTTTGTTATGGTGAGATAAAACTTGACCCCGCTACACAAGAAGAATATATTCCAACCGAACATAATAATGAGCCTATACAAGATAAGAGCATTATTGAAATGCGTTATGATACATCAATGCCTCGTGGTTGGCGTTGGATTCCTCTTCGTATTCGTCATGATAAAACTGAAAGATTTCAAAAGGGTATGTTAGAAAGAACTCTCAATAGCGAGAAAAATGCGAATGGCGTATGGACTAGTATTCATGAACCAATTACTGAAACAATGATTCGTTCTGGTAGCACTCAGCCAAATGAAGCTGAAACTAAAGGGAGTCTTGTTAAGGCTGAAGCACGTGATAATGTTGTGTTAAAATACTTTGAACGTAAAGCGGCCATAGAAGATGTTGCGTTTGTGCGAGGCATGCGCGATTTTCATAATCATTATATTAAAGATATTGTACTCTATAGCCCTACATTGCGTGGTGGAAAGAAGACAGTTCTTGATATTGCTTGTGGAACCGGCTCTGATATTCGTCGCTGGGCGAATAATAAAGTAGGATTTGTCTTTGGTATTGATTATGCGGGTGATAATATTACAAATCCTGAAAATGGAGCATACGCTCAGTACGCTAACTTTAAAGAACGTAATCGAAACGCAGCATCTGTGCCTCCTATGGTATTTGCTATTGGTGATAGTTCAAAGAGAATTATTGATGGTCGTGCCGGTTCAACCGATGAAGAACGAGATATTATACGTAGTGTATTTGGTCGTTATTCACCGATTGGTCCAATCCCTTCATATATCGATCATGAAGCCGCTGGAAATCTGAAAGCTGGCGCAGATGTAATGTCATGTATGTTTGCTCTTCATTACTTCTTCAAAGATAAAGAATCTCTTGATGGAGTGTTACGTAATATCCGCGAATGTTTGAAGCTAGGAGGTTATTTCATTGGATGCTGTTTCGACGGCGCCTCTATATTTAATCTATTCAAAGACACTCCTAACGGTGGAGTTCTAACTGGCGTTGAAAAGGAAGCAATTATTTGGAATCTTCGTAAAGATTATGATATTGATGAATTAAGTAATGATGAGGATTGTGTTGGTCTTAAAATTAATGTCGATTTTGTAAGTATTGGTTCGCCACATGATGAATATTTAGTAAACTTTCCATACTTTGTTGAACGTATGAAAGAACATGGTATGGAGCTACTAACGGAGAATGAACTCAAGGAAGTTAATCTCAAACATAGCACAAATCTATTTAGTGAATCATATGATATGTCCAAGAAGTTTGGTAAAAACTATATAATGACTGATTCTGTAAAGAAGTTCTCATTCTTAAATCGCTGGTTTATCTTCCGCAAGAGAAAGGAAGTTTCACTAGCAGAAGAAGAAGGTGAAGAAGATTACGTTCCTATTGTAAATAATACACGCAAGAAAAATCTTAAAGTGAATGTTATAGCTCAATCAGATGCTGAAGCTACTAAACTGAATACAGTTGTTGAAAAGGAAAATGATGTAATGCCTGTTGTTGCTGCTGCTCCTACTACTACTGTATCAACAAGTCAAGAAGAAAAAATTGTAGAAGGTGTTAAAAATGCGATAGCAGATGCTAGAGTTGTAGAGCGTACTGTGCCTGTTGAGAAAGGCTCAGCGGCCCCAAAACAGAAACAATATGCTTCAAATGAAGTTATTAACTTCTATATTGATGCTGCTCTTGATGACAAGAAACTAAAGATTGGTGATAAAGGTGCGGCAAGATGGCTAGCACCTTCTGCTCCGTTTCCCATTAAAGATATGGAAGATAAATCAATTGAGTATCCTTCGATAGAACATTTTATGGCTGGTATGATGTATAAATATGGTGCTGATAGACCAGACTTGGCTCAATCACTCTTTAGTGATAATGGTAGCGTTCATAGAGCCTTTGTACGTAAACGTTTGCTAGAAACAGAAGCACTTAAGAAACCTATTCCTGAAGATAAAGACTTTGAATTTCTCAAAGAAGAAAGTGCTGAAGTTAAGGCGCATATTACACCCGCAACTTTTAGAAAATACAAAGCTGTATATAATGAAAGTAAATTTGTAAGTAAAAAAGATGAGTTACTTCAATACGCAGTTGAACAAAGATATAAAAAAGATGCTCGTTTGCGAAAAATTCTTGAATCCGCTCGTTTGAATAATAAATATTTGTTATTCTTTACACGTGGCTCATCTAATAATCTTGGCGGAACCCATAAAACTGATGGTAAAATTATGGGAGATAATAAACTAGGAAAAATGTACATGAGTTTGGCAGGATATTCTATGTAAATATATAGATGAAGTCTCTACATATATTAAGTTTAGTTGTAATATTAATAGTTCTTGTATTTTTAATGTTACGTACTGCATCGGCAGAAGGATTTTCTACTTATCGTGGTGTTGGGCGTTGGGATTCTAATATATATCCTGCTTGGGAAGGTACAAAGATGTATCCGGTTTCTATTAATTGTAATTGCCCTGATAATCATGATTTTGTGGATAATAACTGCGTAAATCGTGATTATCCAAATACTATAAGTAAACCATTTTGTTATGACTCATTAGAATGAAGATTACTAAAGCAATAAGTAAATATATAGGACCTGTTATAATACTTTTATTATTGGCAGGATTTTTAATGTATGCGTCTATCGAAGAAGGCTTTACGGATTGTAATTGCCCTAGTGGATCTGAATTAAGAAATGGCGGATGCTATTCTTGTGAAGAAGGTTATAAACTCTCTACGGATTATTATAATTCTTTTTGCGTGAATGAATCTGGCGTTATAAAAGGAGCAATTTATAAAAAAATAAATTGCTAATAGATGAAACTTCCTAAACTTCTTCGTAAATTATGGCTCCCCATTTTAGCTATTCTAATTCTAATTCTTATTGCTACACTTGAAGAGCGTGAGTCTTTTGTTGCTGCTGGTCCTGGTAGAATTTCTCGCCCT